GCACGGATTTCATTTTTCCGTTGTACTGCTGGAATCGCATTGGAATTCTGAATCCGTGAATACTCTTTGATAAGAGCATCACGTTCGTCATTCGTTTTGATATCCGTTTTCGGCTTTGGTGCTTCTGCTGCTTGTAACTGTTCGCCGGATGAATCTTCCTCAGATAGCAACTGTTCGCCTTTGTACTTGTTGTCTTTGGAATACCGCCAATCGGTACCGGCGAAATTACCGGTACCGAATCCTGTGGCAGTAGGCTGTGTAGATGTACTGAGATAGTTTGGTGTCTTCGTCTCACTTTTCGTAACACCTGCCATCTCATTAGGAGACTTGGTAAAAGCGTCTCCTATGCTCTTCCAAATGCTTGGTTTCTGTTCCTCTGTCTGATGCCGCTGAGAACTATCATAATTTGGATTAGCATGGTCTGCCAAATAGTTCGTGGAATAGACAGGTGCTGCCGCTTGCTGCACAATGTCACCCATTGGAAACTGTGCGCGGGCTTCAGAAATGCTATTAAAATTTGATTCTCTTGATTGGAGAATATTATACAGCTTGTTATCTGCCATAATTACTCCTTGACGACGTTATTTTGCGGCATTTGTCCGCTTCATTCCATCGGCTTGATATTTCGCCGCAGCGGCTTGTGCGAGAGCATTTGCTGTGTTAGAGACAGGTTGTGCTGTAGAACTTGCTGCTGCACGGGCAAGTTCACCACCTACGCTTCTTGAGCCGCCCCTTGCAGGTGCAATGTTAGATCTGCCGGAAACTGCTGTGACGTAAAGATCCTCAGCAAGCTGCGGATTAGCTGAAGCGGCTTTAATCTGGTTAAGTGAATAGCCTTGTGCAATAGCATTGACAACACCGTTAAATGTCACGTTTGCTCCCTGTGACGTATCAGTCGCAGTGCTTGTGGTTCCACCACCACCATAACCACCGCCACCGCCTCCACGGTAGCCGGAATAGCTTGAACCACCGGAACTGTTGTACGGATACTTACCAGTAAGCATCTGATACTCTTCTGCGGTAATAGCACCCATCGAGTATGCTACCATCGGATTCTGTGCAATCCATACGTCACGCATGGAGTCCGCAATGCCCTGCCCGTAGATTGCCGCATAACCGGAGAAGTCACCGTACTCTGCACGGTTTGCTGCTTCGGTCATCGTCCGGTCATACGTTCTCTCATCCTGGTTCCATGCCCTCGTGTAGTCTCTCTCGTCCTCGTTGAATGCCCTCGTATAATCACGATTCTCTTCATTATAGGCACGAGTGTAGTCACGGTCATTCTGATTCCAGTCACGGGTGTAGTCACGATTCTCAAGATCCCAGGCACGTCCGAAGTCACGGTTCTCTTCGTTGTATGCTCTGGTATAATCCCGGTTCTCCTCGTTGAACGCACGGGTGTAATCCCTGTTCTCCTCATTGTATGCACGGTTGTAATTCCGCTCATCCTCAGAAGTAAGACGGTTGTACATCCGGTCATCCTCATCCCAATAACGGGAGTAGTTCCGGTTTTCCTCATTCCAGGCACGGTTATAATCACGTTCGTCCTGATTCCAGTTCCTCGTGTATGCCCTGTCATCTTCATTCCATGCCCGGTCATAGTCTCTGTTTTCGAGGTTCAAGTTCCGGTTATAATCACGGTTTTCAATGTCATAGGCACGAGAGTAATCACGATTCTCCTCGTTGAAGGCTCTCTGGTATGCCTGCTGTTCAGCCTGCTGCTGTCTCTGATAATTCTGATTCTCAAGAGTCATCTGCCGCTGATACTGATTCTCATACTCGTCGAGCATGGCCTGTGCCTGCTTGTAATCGTTTGCCGCCACAGCCTGTGCAATCTGATTCTGATACTGCACACCGAGATCTGCGATGCCACGGTTAGCTTCATTGAGTGCCTCGTTTTCGGAACGTGCCAGGTTACCGGCATTCCGCTGATATGCCATAGACTGGCCAAGGGCAAGCTGGGAGCCCGCTCCGGTGTTCAGCCCATTGGCAGCACCCTGCATATTGTTGTTTCTCTTCTGCCGCTCATACTCAGCAGCGAGAGCATTTGCACTCTGCTGATACTGCGGAGAAATCTTGTCACGGGCTGCTTGCAGGTCAGAGAGATTCTGGTCATAAGCTGTCTTCAGCCCGGCCTTTGTGTTGTTCAGAGCAGCATTGTAAGTGTTCTGAATTTTCTGTTCGCGGTTTGCGTTGTACGCATTCAGGTTATTCTGGTCTGAAAGCCCTGTCGGCGTGTAGGTCGCGGACGCTTGACTCCTTACGGGTTGGGTGGAGTCATAAGTAATTTCGTCTGCCATAATAACCCTCCTATTATCTGAGCTTAATTACTACAACGTTTACTGTAATAACTGCGGTGGTGTTGGTGGATGCGGCAAAGGAAAGAACGTTTGTTCCCTGTGCCGTAGGTCTGACACTGTTGTCCATCCACTGTGTGGTGGATGCCGTGGCAGGTGCGATAAACACAAGGTCATTGGAGTTGAACGTCGCACCGCTCACAGCAACGTTTGACCATGCACGGGAGCCGCTGCTGAGTGTGCAGGTTCCGGCAGATACTTTGACGTGTCCGAGTGTGGTGTCATTCGCTACCTGGGAAACATGGGAATTCGGTGCTTTGCCATTGGCAAGGTCATATGCTGCCTTGACAGCTGCCGGAGTCGCCGCAATGCCTGCACCCTGTCCGCTTGTGGAGTTCGTCTCATCAGACAGCTTGACGTGTCCATACAGACTGTTGGAGCCAAGCCCGAATGTATTCGCATTGACGGCATGGGATTTGTCCGCTTTCTGCTCCAGCATCTGCTGAATGATACGGCTCTGAAGCCCGTTGGTGGAATCCGCTACGGCTGTAGCATCAATCACCGGGATAGTGGGCAGGCCGTTGAGGTCACTGTAGTTTCCGCTCTTCGCAACATTCGCCAGTGCGGACAGCGTCGCCTTTGTTCCCATCGTAGTGGTCAGAGTGTTGACGGAGTTCTGAAGGTTACTGATGAGTGTCTGAAGAGGCATTGCCAGCTTATTAATCGTGATGGCATAGTCTCTGACTGCATTGGTAACTACAGCCTCAAGCCCTTCCTCCTGGGAAAGTTTATCTGCTGTGATTGTGCCGTCGATGAACATGGAACCGGACAGAGCATCCATAGCAATACCACTTGCCGCCGCATTGATTGCCGCTTCGAGTTCCGGCACGAGTATGTTGTTGAGATAGTTTTTAATTGCTACACCTGCCGCATCAAAAACCGCTTTGAGTTCATCAGCAGACAGGCCATCGTTATCATTAGGCTGGTCGCTGAGAGCCGACACGTTCTCAACTTCAGCTTCGAGTAGTGAAAGAGCCATGTTATTACTCCTTTATTTTGTGAATCCGGTTTCCCTGATCTTCGGGTCAACCAGTAGGACTGTGGCCGTTGTGTACAGTTCCTGAGATTTAAGAACAAACTTCAGGAATGCGAATTTCTTCGCCTTTATCTTCAATTTCTTCACTTGTGGTTTCCGGTTAACCATGAATGAGAAATCAGCAAAATTCATGTGCCAGAATGTGGAAAGATTGGATTCCACCGTCTTCTCTGTGTACTCAGACTTTTTATTAGTCATCACAGTTACCACAACAGAAGAACGTTCCTGTGGTTTGATACCTACCCACACTTCCGTCATCAGTTTCCGCATATAGGCTTTCCCAAAATCGATGGAGCCGCTTTCCCAATAGCTGTCGATTGCAACACCATCATCATTCAGATAGTCTTCAGACAGTTCGAGAATCTTTCCGTCTGCGGAACCGAAGAGTGCAACACCATATACATTGCACATCGAATGGACTTCCTTGCCCGTGTACAGATACCAGGCATCGGCAGCATAGTTGTAGACGAGTGCCTCGTCCTTGTGCCAGATGTAATATTCCTGGTTATCGTTATCGTCATAGCAGTAACACTTGCGGAAATCAAAAGTGCCGAGTGTCGCATAGATTCTGTCAGATGCCACTCTTGCCTGACGTTCATCCACCGAGAGGTTGGAAGAATAAGAGGAAGTGTTATGCCATTCATACAAATCATTGCCATGCAGCGTGAACGGGGAATTCAGAACGAGCCGTACCTGCCCAAGTGCCACATTGCCAATCTGCTTGTTAATAGGCTTGACGTAGAATCCCCATTGATTGTTCCCCTGAGCATCGGTAATCATGCCGTACTGCACAGAGTATGCGGAATTCGTCTTGTAGCAGATAAGCTGAGAGTAGTGGCGAATCATCCCGGTAATGGGTGTGTTCTTATCTGCCACAGCCATTTCATTCAGGTCCGGGAAATAGTCAGCACGGGGAACACCGTCATAATCGATAGAGGAGTAGAAAGCCTCATTAGTGCCGTTGCCATACAGAAATACAGCGTTGTCCTGTGCTCCGAGAAACAGTTCCGCATTCGTCATCCGTGCAAGCTCTGCCCGGTATTTGGCAGGTGCGGAGTAACCTATCTCAATGGTGTTTGTTCCTCTCTCCGGTGCTGTGTTGAATGTCACCATGCCAGTCCATTTGTCATAGCTGTATTCTTCCGGCAGCATCTTTTCACCTGTCGCATTAATCTGCACATAGTCAACAGACAGCAGGTCACGTTCCGGCAGTAGGAAGTTTGTCGCAGTGCCATCCGGTGAGAACCACACACGTCTCATTCCAGTCAGCTTATTTACTTCCTCCAGCAGTTCACCGTCTGTTCCTGTCGGATCTCTTCCGGTAATCACGAGAGGGCGGTATCCGAGCACGATGCCAAAACGGGAACCATCGTAGGTGTAGTATTCCTCACCATTAAGAATGAATACCTCATCGTTGTAGGCGAAGAAGTTAACCTGGTTGTCGGTTTCAATAGGGCCAAGCTTGTACGGCTTTTCCATGTATCCGTCTTCATAGAACTTCCACATATAGCCGCCGGATGCAGCAAGCCCGGTTTCTACACCGTGAATGTTTCCAAACCACATCCCCATAACGGGTTTGCCTGTGCCGAGATCAATCTTCGCATGGAATCCCGGCCTGCGCTGTAGGTTCCGGTCACGGGTTACTTTCCAGTTTCTACAGACAGATGCTTCTCCCAGCTTCAGCTTGGTATCACCGTCAGGGTTCTCGTTCATGCCGAGAAACTTCTCAATCTTATAGACTGACTGGTTTGCGGTTGCTCTGATAGTTGACATTCAGATCACCCCTCAAGCCCACCATGCAAATTCGCTGTGCGGATAATACCCGGTGTTGTAGTGATACACTCCATCCTCATCGTAATAGCCGCCGGAATACACATCCTCAATTGCTTCGGCACCGGACGGGATGCCGCCGCGCTTGAGTTCCGCAAGCCTGCGCTCATACTCTTGCTGATAGTAGTTGGCAATTGTCCCGTTCTCATCGGTGAACAGCTTCGCAGCAAGGCCGAGTGCCAGTACCTCAATGCAGTAATTGTCGAGGTTGATTTCCTCATCCATGCTTGTGAGAAACTCATGGACGGGACGTTTACCCGGCTCAATGACACAGGTGTCTGAGTAGGGGTAAACTTCATTGATGATTGTGTTTATGATTGCGAGTGTGCGGTACTTGTATTCCCTGTTGTCGATGGTGTCGAATTTTCCGGTAGACTCGTCACCATTGTCGGAGAGATGCATCGCCCTCTCGAAAATATCCATTGCAGTTGTTGCCATACATTTACCCCCTATAGGAAAATAGGGGAGGGAATAACCCTCCCCCTATGAGGCATTGGATCAGATTTCTGCTTCCTGATCGTAGGACAGTGCGGTAAGAGTGCCAGCAGTTGCATCAAAGAACCACTTGCCGATACCGGAGTTGACCTTGTTGCTACCCTTTGCATAAGCCTGAACGTAGCAAGACACAGTAGGAGCATTTACAGCTGTGCCGGTGGTAGTGGTGAGGTTGACGGAAGTGCCGTTGCCCTCAATCTTAGGATTGTGTCCATCGATGGTGTACACGATGCCGGTGGAACTTGCAGAAGTGAAGGTGATCTTGCCGCTTGCAAGTGCAGCAGTCGGAGTTGCCTGCGGAGAAGCGGTGCTGTCGCCGAGAACCAGAATGCCGTTTGCTTTCTGAGCAAGAACGAAAGAGTCATAACGATAGATACCGTTGATGACGGGGCCGGAATGACCTTCAACGTGCGGATACACATAGCTCCAGGAGAGCTTGCGCGGGTCAGCAGAAGCACCTTTCCACTTGACCATGATCTTTGCACCAGTCGGCATATAGGTGTCGGGGATTGCCACAACAGTCAGTTTGCCGAGTCTGCGGACTTCACCGTTCACAGCACCCTTCTTGATGTACTCAGGGCTGTAAGCAAGTTCGGAAGCAAGCTGCATCTCAACAGCATCAGTGATGCCGATGAATGCGATACGGCCTTCCTCAGGAACACGCATATTGTCGAGCATCGCGGACAGAGTCAGCAGAGCACGAACAACATTGGAAGAAGACAGAGCAGTGGCAGTGCCGCTGATGGCAGGGCCGGTGGAGGTCAGAACTGCGGTGGTGCCTGCACCATCTGCCCACTTCTGGAGACGGTACTTGTCGATGGACGGAACGAGTTTGTTATCGTTGGTATTCTTCAGAATGCGCTGGATCTTGCGCTCGTTCTGCTTGTCATCGGAGTACAGCTTCTCGTAACCCTCGCGGATTGCGTAAGCCTGCTGGAGCTGATACACGTTGCGCTGGTCGCTGATCTCGTGGATAGCACCCATGCGGGAGCCAAGAGCAGCACCGAAGTCGTAGGCATTGATCTGGCCATCGCCCTCAGTCTCGATGACAATTGCATTTGCATTTGCCCAGCTGAAGTTGTTCAGATTGGCAGCAGTATCAGTGTAGGATTTGAATTTGAAACGTTCGTCGAGCTTCTTTTCATAACGCTCATTGAGGTTATAGACTGCACCGGTATAAGCGGCAGCAGAACGGAGGGAAGAAGCAGAACCGCCGAAAGCAGCACCATGATTAATAGTAGGCATAGTTATATCTCCTATAAATTATCAATAATCGTCCTCGTACCACATGGCATCGAACTCATCTCTCTGAGCCTTGCCCGAAGATTTCATCGAGCCAACGGCACGGGCTTTGTTTTCTGCGTTCTTTTTCAGAACAGCATTTTCTTCTTTGATTTTTTTCGCTTCATACTTTGCGTAGGAAGCAGTAAGATTGTTGGTCTTCTCCAGGTCATCCCACACCTCTTTTGGAATATCAGAGGGTTTGATGTCTGGATGTTCACGGGCGAATTCCTCAAAGGATGCCTTGCGAATCTCCTGGATGATTGTTCCCTTATCTACCTGCGGCTGTTCCGGTGCTTTCTGCTGGTTTGCTTCCTTCACCTGCTTCAGCGCATCTTCGTAGCTGATTCCATCCTTATCGGCTTTAACCCTTGCACGGGTGTCCATCATCAGGTCATCGAGGGTTTTAAACTCTCCCTGGATCTCCTTGAGGAAGGACTCGTACTTCTGAAGCTTTGAGATTTCGTTTTCCGCATCTCCAAGCTTTCCACGGATTCGGTCATAGTCCATGCCCTTCTGGGCAAGGGTCTTGGCCTCTTCCTTTGAGACTTTCCGTACTTCGTCAAAATGCTTCAGTTCGAGATAGTCCTGGTCTGAACTTTCTCCCTGAGGCTGTTCAGTCTCTGCCGGTTTTGTCTCTTCTTCAACCTGCTCCTCGCTCTGCTGGTCTGCTTCGGCTTCGGATTCAGTTTCGACAAACTCATAGTCGCCTCCGTCATCGTCATCCCACATTGCGTCAAATTCAGCATCGGAAATACCTTCACCAAACTGTCCGTCTGTAGATTCGACTTCTTCAACAACTTCGTTCACGTTTGTCTGTTCGTCCATGTGTTTTCCTTTCTTGCCTGTGGTCGGGCAATCCAAAAAATTTCTTTACGGCTGGTATGCCGTACAAACAAAAAGAGGCAGTAATCCCCTGGTCTTCCCAAGTGACTACTGCCTCAGTAGTTGCCTTAATAACGGGTGGAAGGGGATAGGCTTTCCCTTTTCAACTGGCCGGTTTATCCACCCGATATTAACTTGTTAATCGTAGTTTCGAGTTAAACTCGTCAGATTGCGCTGAGCGGTGTTTTAATCACCTTCGTGTGTATTTTTATTCTCCGCATCCACAAGCCCTTCAGCAATGATGTATGCCACTACCGAAGCACCGGACATAATGATGCCGGAGACTTTCTCGACTGTGCCTGCATCCACATTGAAGGCTGCAAGCAGGCCTGTTACCAGTGCTACCACTGCAAGCCAGAACTTCCGGCTCGTCAGTTTGCGAATGAAATCGTCTTTACTCATGTTATCCTCCATTTTCCATCTTGCCTTTGATATAGGCAATGTCCTGTTGGATGCCGCCTATCTTCTGCGCGTATCCATTGTGTTCATCCAATTTTCTTTCTATCGATTTCAGCCGCTCCTCAAGCTTTGCTTCTCTTGCCGCCTCTTCGATACGTCTTTTACTGTTCTGCTGCCACTGTGAGATGATCTGCACAATGATGGCAGAAACCGCACCTATCAAGGCGGCTAATACGGTTGGGTTCATATTGTTCACCACCTTAATAGTTCAATGTCACGGTACCACCGGCGACAACATTCACTGTTATTCCGGGGTAATTGTTGCGGATACCATCTGTGTAGTAAATCAGATAGTTCCCTGGCTGAAGGCCTGAGAACACGGCCTGCGTTGTTCCAGCCGCTGCATCACTGTATCCGATGTCATCGTTAGTACACCATACGTTAGCAGCCCTTGATATATTAACTATAACCGTACCGGTTGTCGGTGCACCGATGGTGAACGTGCCGTTCTGATAGGTAACACTGTAGTTCCCTTGTTTAGTGGCACCGGACGGGATAATGGAGTATGTTCCGGCATTCTCACCGGCGACACGGGAAATGGAATACTGCACAGTATCACTGCCGACTGTTCCGCTGACTGTTGCGGTAAATGCCGGATCAGCTGCACCGTATGCCTTAGAGGCATTGTTTGCCTTGACTGTGACTGCCTTTGATGTAACTGTCACGGAACCGTCTGTGACAATGTTGAACGTGACTGTAAATGCACTGTCAGTATTCGAGAAGTCCGATGCTTTCAGGCCCATGTAGCTTGTGCCGACATCTGTCCTCGAAACGGAGGAGGTTCCGTTGAATTTGATCGAACTCTTGGAGTATCCTGAATTCGTTGTGGCTATCGTTGCCGTATAGCCGGATGCCGTGATTGCTTTTCCGGTATAGGTGCCGGAATTCGACGAGCCGGTAATATTGACTGTCACACTCTTCTGAGTGATAGTAATTGAGATATTCGCCAGGATGGAGAACGTTACAGTGAAGTTGCTGTTCAGATTGCTGAACTTGTTAACGTCCAGTGAAACGGTTGTAGTGCCTGCATCTTTCCTCGTTGCTGCACTTGTGCCAGAATAACTGACGTTTGATGTAGAGTACAGCGAACTGCTGGACGAAAGGTCAAACCCGGATACAGTGTGGTTGCTGCCATCATAGGTGAAACTCCCACTGTGGCCTGTGACAGACACGCTTACTGCAAGAGGACTGATTGCCACATAACCGTCCGTAACTGAGAACGTCACAGCATAGTCATCGTTGTTGTTCGTGAACTGCGATGCGGAAAGGCCCATGTATGTGGTTCCGGCATTCGTCCTTGTCACTCGTGCCGTACCGCTGAATGAGAAGTTGCTGGTAGAATACTGGGAATAGCTTGATGTCGCCGTATACCCTTCTGCTGTCTTAGCACTGCCGTTGTAGGTTGAAGAGCTCGTGTTTCCTCTGATGGTGACTGTCACCGGGATGCGGAGATGCAGTGCTCTCTCTTGCCCACTCTGCGTAACACTGGCCTGCTGTGCTGTGCAGCCTGGAGCGGTTGCTGTCCATGTTCCGGCATTCGGTACAGTGAATTCAAAGTACCCGGAAGTATTGTCAGCATACAGCGTGGTTGATCCGTCGGACAGACGGCAGGTGAGGCCGGTAGGATATGTCACTTTGACAGTTGCCGAGAATGTCGGTGTAGGAACAGGATATTCTAAAGTATCACTGTAACTGCCACCGTTCGACACAACGTGTGTCACACTCTTGACTGTCTGTGTCCCATCCGTGCAGCTGGCATACCATGTGCCTCTCACCGGGAGGCTGAATGTATAGCTGCCGGATGTGTTCGGTGCTGTCAGCGTGATACTTTCCGCATCACAATGTACCTTGCAGGTTGAGCCGGATGGATACGTCACAGCATACTTCGCTCTGAATCCACCCAGTGCCATGTTCATAATCATACTGGCACCTCCACAACTGCTTTCCAGTCATCCTCATCTACAACACCGTTCACTTCAACATCTGCACCCATCTCGACAGCTTTCTGCTGCCACTGTCTGGTTGCATTCGCTGTGTCGGTTCCAAACTCACCGTCAGCGTCAAGGATGAATCCCCAGCACTGCAAGAGTGACTGCCATGCCCGTACCTGTGCAATCGGCATTCCTATACCATCACCATACTCAAGATGCATATAGGTTCTGCGGTGCTTCGGATGGATGATATCAAATTCCTCCGATTCAACTGCATCATCAATGCCGTCATCTGTATCATCTGATTCAATTGACTCAGGCTCAGACACAACACTCCAATCCGGGCGACCATAACCGGCTATAAGCCACTGGTTCCGAATGTTGTACTTGGTAAGTCCAACACTATCAGAGAAGTTCCCTTCGACACAGGTGATCGTGTCACCGCTGACGTCGACGACGATTCCGGTGTGGTTGATGTCGCCGCCGTAATAGAAGAAGATCTGGTCGCCGACTTCCGGCTGAGAGTAGTAGGCTCCGTTCTTCTTGTAGGCATCAGCAGACAGCTTGCAGGCAGCATAACCAGCAGGTGTCTGATACGTCATCTTCGTGGCGGCATCGTATCCGAAGCAATGTATAAAAGCATAGTCAACGAACACGTCACACCAAGGAACATTGCTTGCATCGAAACCATACAGCCTCACATCCCAATCGCCATCGCCGTATTTGTTTGAGCCGTCAAGGCTCTCATGGTAGCCAACCTGTGACAGGCACCATTCTCTGAGATTCTGTTTAGCTTCTGAAGTGGTCATCAAGCGGGCCTCCGATAAATGTGGTTTCTCTAATACACTCTGGGCATACTCCGACGTCATCTTTGCCTGCGCTGCGATAATCTCTCCCACAGCGTTTGCATTTGAGGATTTCCCCATGACGGTTCGCCCATATTCTGAGAGTGCCTTTAACAATCTCGAAAAAGTCATTCGGTGTCATCCTTAACCTCTACGATCTTTGGCTCAATCAGTCCGTCTATAAACATTTCCAATTCATCTGTTGTTATCATTGATAAATCCTCAAATGTCCGCTTTGTCCATATTAATGGACGGTTTCAAAATTCGTTCTTAGAGTGTTATTGATTACTTTAAACGTCAATCAATCCACCATGTTGTTGCTCCAACAATATTGTCTCCAATAGCAGGAACACTGCCTTGATGTATTATTGATAAGTTACCATAAGGCGTTATAGTAAATGGTATTATTCTTCTGTCACTCAGATTAATTACAAAACCGAATGACGTTTTTGCAGGACAACATTCTGTTGGTAATGTAAGGATGGTTGTCTCATTTGCCCCTAACAGCTTTTCCATAATGACATTAAAAGAGATAACACAGATTTTCCCTTGAACTAATATGCTGTTAGCAAAGTCAGAGGTATTGAATGAAACTCTGCCATCGTATATACTTAATGCTACTTTCGTTGCCGCTTTGATTATATCTTTCGCCATTCTTCATGGCACTGGGTTTAAGCCTTAGACCTCCTTCCGGAGAAGTGGCAAAGATTAACCTAGTGCGCTCCTCCTTTCGTGAAGGAGTTGCCAAGAGAGAGACGAGAAATTTTGTTATTCATTTGTCGGCTCCTCGGCTTTCCGCCATACTTCGGGAGGACGAACCACCGCACCATTGCTGTCATTGATATAGGCACAGACATAATCACAGCCAGTCTGCTTGCCGTATGCCCATGCGACAAACTCATTGTGAAATGCCTGTTCAGCAGCATCTCTGGTATCGTGGATGGCAATACCCTTGGTGTAGGTGTCTCCCACTTTGTGGATGGTTGATACGAAATACTTAATGATATCCATGTGTTATATCCCCCTTAGTTTTGTTTGAGAATAAATGTCGGTCTGAGGTAGAAGGTCGAAGTATAGTTTGCTATGGTAACTGACCATGCATTTGCCGCTGTGGT